CTACTTGCGCTTGTCGGCCTTGGCCTCAAGCTTGGCACGGGCTGCGCGAGACAACTTGGCGGTTGCCTCGTAGCGCTCATCCTTTTGCTTCATTTGTCTCAAATCCTTTTAGTTGCTTGATGCTTCGACACTGAGCCAGCGGTAGCCGAAGTCAGTGCCGTAGATCGTGGGTTCGTCCCACTCGACAGGTCCGTTCACGAGATAGGTTGTGTCACCGATCTTTACGTGGTCCCCCGGTTGCACTTGGATAGCTGCATCCTTGGGGAATCCGGCCTGACCGGTGGTGTCCTGCAATCCTGGGAAGTGACGTAGCGCACGAGCACTGACACCGCCGATGATCACACCGTCAATCTCCCCTAGGTAAGCATCCTCAGGTGAGTTGGTGGCTTCACCCTTCCACGAACGCTCAAAGCGCCAGACTTTCGCGGTACTCACTTACGCTGCCCTTGCCCTAAACCGGTTGAGAACAAACGTCTCAGCGACAGTCCAGGAACCGAACGCGGTACGAAACCCAATCGACTGCGGGCCATACGTTTCCTGATATTCAAGGCCTTTGGCATTAGAGATGACACGGGCACTTGCTCCCAGCACCACAGCGGCAATCTCATCGTTAGGCACGTGATCAGTGAATCCGACACCACGGGTATAGCTTTCGGCCAGTGAAGTTACCACTTGGATAACCGTATTAGCCTGGGCCACATCCACGGTGCGATTCAGGAATGCGCCCAAATCAGTTGCGGTAACCATCATTTAGGCCACAGTTAGAAGGGTCACAGCCTTAGGCTGAAGTAGTGCCACGTCGAACCTCGCGGTGACACGGATACCTACGGTGTCGTAATCGCCGAAAGTCTGATCGAGTACTGCGACGGTGGGGTTCTGGTCGCGGGCAACCACAACCTTGCTAAAGTCCACGAGCGCTACACGCGCCTTACCCGACACGTCGGGAATATCGTCGGTGATCACCACAGGCAGTCCGAACAGCTGGAAAGCAACACCGTTCTGAATGGTGTTCGGTTCGATCACGTAGCGACGGTCACCAGTACCGACCTTCACCTTGCGGATAGCTGCGAAGCTGGCAGGAGTCATCACAAAATGTGTTGGGCTGACGTGGTTTCCCTGCGCTGCTGCGAGACCATCAATCAGGCTGTCAGGGTCGGCAAGATCCAAAACGCCAGTGGTGACGCCGGTCTGGCGAAGGATGCCCTTGATCGTGTCCGAAGTGCCAGTGCCGTCATAGAGTGCGGCATCCAACACGTTGGAAACGTCGGTGACCAAACGAGTGGAGAGCACCTGATCCAATGCACCCACGGTGTGAGTTGCCTGGCGCACCAGCTCATTTGAGACTTTGGTCAGGCTCTTGATTCCCTTAAGGGTCGACGGAAGTAGTTGCACTTCATCGAAAGCGACTGCGCTATCGGTGATCTGAACACCTGCGGCCACGAAAGCAGCAGAAGCACCCGACGCAATGCGGGGCACGCGGACAGGTCCAGCGGAGTCGATAATTTGTGGGCCAGCCGACAGGAACGTAGATACCTGCTCAAGCGGTTCTACTAGGAGCTTGGCGACTTCTGCCGCCGAGAGAGTCGGCTGAGTAGCCGGAGTCTGAATAGCCATTTCTGAATGTCCTTGAATAGCAGTGTGAAACGACTGCCATCAGGACAGAGGTAGGAATGGGTATCAGACCCTCAAGTGTGGGAGAGACTGCGAATCAATCGCTTTGGTCTCTCACCGGGTTTAGACCGATTGTTGCAAGCGGCCAAGGAGTGAGAATGGTTCATCTTTGGTGCTGGTGACACCTTGGCCGACACTGCCGGAAGCCTTGCGTGCGGCTAGGTGTGGCTTGCGTGTGGTCAGTTCGTCAATTGCCGCAGTGAGCTTGTCGTCGTCAAGTAGTTCAGCGTCATAGGGCAAATCGTCTGGGTCGGCCAGCTTGCCGGTAGCGGACACTTTCGCGGTGAACAGTTCACGCATTACGGCGTCTAGGTTCTGTTCGGCAGTCTCGGCGCGGTGACGGTTGTCTTTGGCTTCTGTGCGTAGTTTCTCGACATAGGCGCGCGGGAACGTACCGCTATGGTCGTCGTTTTCCTCGGTCACCTGTTCAGCGTCGAGCTGGTCGGTTTCCTCGGCTTGGGTTTCGTCAGTATCGGACATGACGGTTCCTCTCTCAGATGGGGCCGCAATAGCCCCCATTTGCCCTCAGGTGCGATCAAGAGGTCGGGCATGGGTGGAAACATGCGGGTTAAGCAGCGGGCTTCTGAGGCGGTTTTCCGGTCATCGTGTCCAGGTCACGTGAGAACGCGGCGAACTTCAGATCGTGACCCACCTGAGCCTCTTCCCTGGTGTTCGCTAGCTCCTCTTCCACCTCGTCGGCAGTCAGGCCTAGACGCTTCAGGACACCCTTACGGGAGAGGATTCCGGCGCTATACAGCTTGACCGCGTAGTCCGCCTCCTGAGCCTGCGAACGGGTATCCGCCGGGGACCACACCACGCGGGCAATCACCGAGTCTGGATCTACCCCGTCACGGATAGCGACCAGTAGCCGCGCAACCGCTTCCCAACCGACCCCGTAAATGCGCTGACGTGCTTCAGCTCGGGCCACTAGCGCGGCCTCAGCGGCTCGCAAAGCGTCGGCAGACGTGACCGATTCCTGTAGCAACCCGACATAGTGAGCCGGTAGGCCAGAAACCATCATTGCCTGACTGATCAGCACGCGAATACCGGATTCGAAAGTCTTGAGGTCAGCGGCAGGCAACGCGCCGAACTTAGATTCGGCAGCCTCCGAGACCATCATTCGATTCGACTCAGGGAACGGGTTAACCGCCTCGGTCACAACCTCGCCCGTGTCAGGATCTATGACCGGCTGGCCCTGGTCGTCGGTGACCGGCTTCTCGACTAGTTCAATACCAGTGGCGTATCGCCTTGGCCTACCTGCATATTCGGACGCAATGAGCATGTCAGTCAGTAGCTTGTTGATTCCATCCTGAAGACTCAGCAGGTCGTCAATCGCGCTTGAATCATCGCCAATGGGGACCACAGGAACCACACCCAAGGTATGCGGAACGGTTTCCACGAGTGCATATCCCGCGTTACCGGAACTAGGCGAATTAGAGCGCCAATGCTCCACCCGGTCGGGGTAGTACACCCAAGCCTCGGTCGTCGTCTTGGTACGAACGCGCTTGACCGCCTTAACCACGTCGCGCGTCACAGGGTCACGCTGCGCAATCACCTGCTTAGGTGATTCAACAGTGGCCCTAGGCTTTCCGTTGCTATCAGTCCAGACAAGCACATACCCGACGCCATACAGCAGTGCGTCCCTATGTACTTGCGCCGCGAGCTGGTCAAGATCCGAATATTCGAACAAACTCCAAGCGTCGGTACCCTCAACACCGGATAGGCGCAGACGTTCTTGCAAGCTCACCACAGCGGTACGGCACAGATTTGAGGACAACTGATCAAAGTTGCGCAGAGCCACCTTGGCCTCTGGGCTTAGGAAGCTAAGCGGGCTGTTCCCGTTAAAGTAGTTGTCCAGCACGCGGTATCGGTACTGTGGTGCGTCCAGGGCTTGTAGCAGTTCGATTAGATCGTCGGTCATAAGTTGAAAGTCCTTTGTGTTTACCACGATCCGGCGCGGTAATGCTTCTTAGGATGAGAGGCAAGCCAGCTCGCACGCGAATAGCCCATCACCAGACACGCCGCAAGGTCGATCTTGTGTGCGTGCACGCTGCGAGACGCCTTGTCGAGTCGCATACCCCGACTGTCTTGAACCACAACAGCATTGCTGACGTGAGCTGCTAAACGTGCATCGCCGCTATGCGTCAGACCGGCGTTCGTGCAAGCCTTATACAGGTCCGTGGTGGCGGCAGTGAGGCGAGACGGTGAGTGTGGAAACTCCATCACCGGAATGCCTTCAGCGGCCAGGACTTGCAAAGTGCGGGTGAACCGGAACGGATCGGCCACCAATTCCCTTACATTCCAGCGTTTGCAGGCCTCTCTAATCGCGTCCTCAACCTCAAGCACGGGTGAGCGCCAGCTCTTATCGCCGGGGTTCTCCCACAGGGCGACAACGTCCACGTGCGGTACCGTCTCCACAGAGGCGACCAGTAGACCGGTGGAGTCGTTGTTGAACGAACCATCCAGGGCTAGAACAACCTCCGAACCGTCAGGGACCGGCGAGTCGGTCGAGAGTGAATCCCAAAGGCCCAGAGGTAGGAACTCCCCCATCGTGTCGTTGACGAACTGACACAGCCTAGAGCGGCGAAAACTGTTCTCACGAGTAGTCTTAACCAAAATTCGGAAAGAGTCAGGGTCTAGAAAATCGCCATAAGCGGGGTTCGCAAGGCGTGCGCAGTGCTCGCAGTCCACAGGGTGAGACTGGTACCCCTCTGCGGAAAACTCACGCCACACAATGAAGTCGTCGCCCAGCTCGTGGTGCATGTTGCGCCAGTCGGTCAATACGCTGTCTGTCGGATCGGGGCCGGGTGTGCCAATGCCTACCAGCGTCGACACTGGACGCTTACCCAGCGCCAACATGAGCACCTCGACCGTTTCACGCGGGGTAACGCCAAGCTCATCCACCAGGCACAGCGAATAGTTCAATCCCTCAAGCGATTCCGGCTCGCTCACCAGACAGCGAAAGTCAGACCGGTTACGTGGCACGTACAGCCGCTCGCGTCCAACTTGGCACCGCGCCAACAGCTCTGGCGATGTTTCGACCAGAGTGCGGGCCAGCGTGAAAATGATCTGTGCTTGATCCTGATTACGTGCACAAACCACAATCGAGCCACCATCTGCACCCGTGAACAGTTCGTAAACCGCCAGCGCCGCAAGCAAACTCGACTTGCCATTACCGCGCCCAATCATCCAGCCCGCTAGCCGTGGTCGCGGCGAACGATCAAGCACACTGCCCACTAGGCCGATCTGCCAATCCCGCAGCACGAGAGGCTTACCCGCGCCATAACCATGCGGGACACGTAGGAAACGACGGCAGAACTGGGCGAAACGCTGCGACTCGGTACCGCGAGGACGCCACGGCAACGGTGAACTGTCGGCCTGAGACTTAGGACCCCGGTCCATTAGCTAAATCCTGAAACTCATCCGGTTTGATCCTCAATTAATTCCGTGCTCGCTTTAGCCGGGGTGTCGGGAAGCGATGGCCACTCAGGGGGTACTCCCCACCTGCATAGATACCGTTGATCAGCGTTGTTTGCTCGGCTGTTGGCTCACTGGTGGGTGTGGTGTTGTCGCTGCTCAACGCGGGTGTGTTCGTATCTAGGTTCAAACACGGTGTGCGAGCTGGTGTTTCACCATTTGCCGCATTGCTGAACAATGGGAAAAGAATGGCTCACGATTGGCGTTGGACGTTTACGCCTCGTGCTGCGCCACGTTTCCGATTGCAGCTCGCGCATACCACTGCGAGCGATCCATTTCGAAAGTCTTTGAGGGTGAGTCGCTTTCCCCGTTCGACTTTCTCCCATGCTTGCGGGGAATGGTCCACACCTAGGTTTTCGGTGCTACCGCAATCGGTGCACCACGGCTGGATCTTGCGTGCTTGCTCGGAGAGTTTTTGCCACCATGCCGGATAGCCTCGTGCCGTCGAACTTGGAGTGACTTTCCTCATTCGGTGTTCATCACATCGAGAGTTGGGCGACGGTTCACCACAAACTAGGCACGGCTTGATGGTTGAACTTCCCACACATTTCCTGCTGGCACGTATCCCACAATGCGACAGCGGATTCCGTCTACGTTCACTTGCTGGCCTATGTGTGCACGTGGGTAGTTCTCAACGGGTACGTACTCAATCATATTCGTGGTCAAGCGCTTTGGCTTGCATGCGTTGCAATAGGTCAATCAGATTGGTAAGCAAGCTGGTATCCATCGCAATATGAGACACGGTGTTGTCTGGATGTGCGAACGTGAGTGCGTGAATGGCAGTCTCACCTACTCCGACCACCGCACCGTCGACACTTATTGCTGTGTAAAAGGTTTGGTTCATCTTGTGGCCGTGAGCTTTCGGTCGAGCGCTTCCCGGAGCGACACGCATAGGTCACGTGTCAGTGTCACGACGTGCACGGGTTGTTCCGTGCCACAGTCGAATACAAGATCCATCTGTGCGCCCGTGTTGGCTAGGACGTGGACAGTGTGGGGACGTGTCTCGATGGTTGGTTGTGCTGACTTGGTCCTGCGCACACAGTGCGGATCAATGTCTACGTATGCACTCACGCTGGTACCCCTAGCCGATAGTCCCGCACTACCTCACTAATCCAATTGCGTGCACACTGCACAAGGTGAGCAAGGCTATGGTCGACGCATAGACCGGACATGTCAGGCTGTGGGTACTCAACACCGAGCAAGCGTGCTACGGGTAGCGCGTCACCGTTGTTCCAGCAATGGCGTGCGAATTCGAGCTGACGTTCTGTGATTCCGACCGTTGGATCGAAGGGCGTCATACGCGATGCTGGGCACCGTGGACGTGTCGCACGGAATTGACCGGGGTACTTGGCTTTACCGTGTAGTGCGATTTCCCCATCACGGACTAGGGCAATGCTGCGTCCGCAGTGTGGGCAGACTACGCGGATAGTGGTCGCGGCCATGTCTCAAGCTCCTCGCGATAGTGCGTGTAGCAGATGTCATCGCCTGGTGTGGCGTAACTTTCGCAGCCGGTCCGGTTGCACTTCGGGCGCTGCCCACGCTCAATTGCGTCGTAGCATTTCCAGCACAACGGGATACCGTCCACGGTGGTGTAGTGCCAGTTGTCACACTTGCTACATTTCATCTTCGCCGTGTCCAATTCTGCCCGTGGTTCTGCAACGTCAATAGCCGGTGGCGTATCGGTCCCTGTATGGTCCCGTAGTGCGTCAGCATCCTCAACGAGTGGTTTTGTGTAGGTGTCGGTTTCTGGCGCTTCTGCAAGCAAATCACGGTGTCGGCGCTGACGTTCCTTATCCATCTCGCGCCTGTGTTGCACCTTCGCCGCTACCTCATTTTGTGCTGTCTTGGCGACTATTGCCCTGTCGTGCTTGGTTTTTCCGGCACGCTCTCGTGCATCCGCACTGGACTGTAGCGCTTCATGTGGGGTTTGAGGAGTGACGAAATCTACTGCCCAAGTGTCATTTTCAACTTGCCACGCAAGTCCCGCGCTCGCGATGGCCTCAACAGCATCATCGGTGAGATGTTCTACCCGCAGTATTGCCCCCGAGAGGCTGAATTCGCCATCCGTGTAACCACTTTCAGACGTAGCCGAGAGCCGCATCGCATGAAGCATAAGGTTGATGAAAGCCAGCGTGTACTCAGGTGGCAAGTGTTGCTGGACGCGTCGGTCAGCGGCCCAAAGCGCAGGGTTGATATCCAAATTCACGTTGACAGTGTTGATGTCGCTCACAGGCCCGAGCCCTTCGCCGTCGCGGCCTCGATGTCGGCAATGAAGCGGTAGCAATCCTCTGCGGTGTACCAGAGCTTGCCCGCGTACTTGACCGACTTAGGGCCGTAACCCTTTGCACGCCAGTCATATAGCGTCCGTGGCGTCACACCAAGAATTTCGGCGGCACCGTCAATTTCCAGCCGACCTCGACGTGTCAGTTCCATCAGTTTCGCGGACATAGCGAGCCTCGATGCTCCAATAGTGCTGTGCCCCAATGTAATAGATAACTCAGATGTATCTACTGGGGTTGGCGAGAGATGACATACCTCGCTTGTATTCACCTTAAGTATACACCCGAATACGTTGCTAGGAGTGAAATTACAGCTGTTCCGGCTCTGTCGAGACTGTGCCCAAAATGCGCTCACGTGGCCTCTCTTGTGTCGTCGCTGATCTAATTGTCGCACCGTGTGGTTCTAGGCCTGACCAGCGGAAATCACACATAGCGATCAGGACAGATGTCAAGCTGGTCAACGGAACTCACCTACTCCGCCCTCTAGGCTGGAGCGAAGCGACCTACGTTTTGCCGACCAGCTCAGAACCGTACTTCTGTCACGCGTGACAAGAGCGTGACAAAAGCGTGATACGCGCAGGTCAACGCGTGCGGTTGGAGCCTAGAAGAGAAGAGAACAGAATAGAACAGCAAAGAAGAGGAGAGAAAAGAAGCGCAAAAGCTGTTTTCAATCAGACCCCATCGACCGCCACACTGCCCCAGCTTCTCGGGTGTCGCACTCCCCCAGACAGAAGTTGCCGGGAACGGTTTTCGTGACAGACGAACGGGTGCTCATCGAACGCCACCCTTTGCCGTGGTCCGCTCCTGCTCGTCCAACCAAGCCAGAACGTCAGCTTTGCGATAGCGGATCTTGCGACCCACGCGGAATGAACGCGGACCTTTACCCTTGCTGCGGTACCACCTCAGTGTCGCCTCTGGGATACCCGCGTACGCGGAAACCTCTGCAACATCGGGTATTTCAGACAGTTGTTCAAGAGACATGTTGTCTCCCTTGTGGTCCCGTTTCGCACGGGTCACGCCTTGGGCCATTGGCCCATGGTCATACTCGGTTCTCCTCCAAGTTCGTGCATAACCAACTCACCATGATAACGCCATTCGGTTTTACCCGGTTTGACCCCGTTCCCACCTCTGACCAGGCAGTATTCGCAATCGGTCCTGGCAGAACCGCTGAGGCGTACGATTTGCCCATGAGCAAGCGCAACCCCTCAGACTTGGGCTATATCGAGGACCGTTGGTTTGATAGCGACGGCCAGCCCAAGGCCCGCAACGGGCAAGGCAAGCGTTACCGCGCACGTTGGGTAGACGACGACGGCAAAGAACGGTCGGCCAGCTTCGCAAGTGAGAAAGCGGCCAAAGCACACCTCAAGTCAGTCGCACGCGGTGAATACGCCAACACAACTGGCAAGCTCACGTTCAAACAGTTCTTTGACCAGTGGCGTGAAACCCAAGTGTGGGCACCCGGCACCGTGCGGAAAGTCGACCAGGCAATCGGTTGTGTCACTTTCGGTGATGTGCCACTAGAACGGCTGCGGCCCAGCCATATCCAGTCATGGGTTAAGGCGATGGTCGATAAACCACTGGCACCCAACACTGTTCGATCACGGTTCGACCATATCCGCGCTGCGATCCGCGCTGCCGTTGCCGACAGGGCTATTCCGTTCGATGTGACTACATCGACAACGCTTCCCCGGGCGCGGAAAGCTGAGGCCGCAATGGTCATTCCCACCACGGCGCAGGTAGGTGAGGTACTTCGCTGCGCGCCTGAACAATTCACGGCTTTCGTAGCACTGTGTGCTTTCGGTGGCCTCCGGCTCGGAGAAGCTGCAGGACTGAAGGTCTCAGACATTGACTTCATGCGCCGCGAGGTTCATATACAGCGGCAGGCACAAGTCACCAAAGGTGGCGGCGTGGACATTAGGCCACCCAAGTACGGCTCTGAGCGGACCGTCTACCTACCCCAAGATCTTGTGACCATGCTTTCCGAGCATGTTCGGATGCATTGCCCCGGTGATGATTCAGACCGTTGGATGTTCCCCGGCGAGGGTGATGACCCCCTACACCAGAATTCGGCGGGGTACCTGTGGGGCAAGACACGTGACTCAGCCAAGGTCAGTTTCCGACTGCACGATCTACGGCACTTCTACGCCTCAGGTCTGATTGCTGCCGGGTGCGACGTGGTGACCGTTCAGCGGGCCATGGGGCACGGTTCTGCGTCATTGACACTGAACACGTACTCGCACTTGTGGCCCAAGGCGGAGGACCGGACACGCAACGCTGCGGCCCAGATGCTGAACGAGGCACTTACTGCGGACCGGGTGCGGACCCAGACACAATAAATGCCCCGTTACCAGCGTGT